AGGCCCTTCTGGATTCCTGAAGACGGTCTAAGAAGATTTGCGCCTTTACTTGGGTATTGTTATATTTCTCATTGCCCACCACTACGTTTTGGAGAGCCTCCTTAATGTCTTCATTTACCACTTTATACTTTTCTGGCCCTAAGACCTTATCTAACTCGGGAATTATAAATTCCGCCTTCGTGGTATAGTCGCTTACTAAAACGCGCCCAATGCTTTCATTCTTAAATAGTGATTGCATCGCATTAAGATTCATGGGGTTAATGCCCCCTTTATCAGGCGCCGCCCCCATAGTTATTAATAGAATAACATTTTCCACCGTGCGACAAATAGCCTGGTCCATTTTCTTCAGCTCTATCTTCCAATTAAGATCATCCAAAATAGGAAATCCAAACGGAATCGCAAACGGCTCATAATCCTGTTTTTTGTAAAAAGTATAAATCAGCCGATTGGGATCCAGATCTACAAGCACTCCATCTTGGGTCCACTCTCTGTTTTTAATTTTTTTTCGTGTTTCAGGGGAAAGGGCCTTATATATCTCTTCGTCCTCGGCGGTCTGTGGGTCTCGCAAAGCTCCTATTTCATATTCGGACAAAATCTTTTGATAATTCATGAAGTTAAAACTCAAAGCTCTTCGCACAGCTATTTGATAAGGGTTTAGTATTATATACTTCAAGGGAATCTTCCCCTTGGGGATTTTATAATTAGTTCTTCTCTTAAGGGGATCCCGCGCCATAGGACCCATCCACTCAGCTCCAAAAACAGTACTCATTTTCGCAAAGTCGCTTTTTTGAAATTTTCCATCGACTCGATATATAAAAATGTTGCCGCTTCTATAATACTCTCTAAAAAATTGATCCTTCAGGTCCCACATGTTGATCTTTTGAAACCACTTGCTTAGAAAAACTCTCGCCTTCTCGGTACCCCCTGTCAAATATAAATCCGTATTAGAAAATTCTGCCATAATGTCTACGGCATTCCTAAATATAGCAATATTGGCATAGGCTTTTTGACAAAGCCTAATGGTAGCTCTGATATCTATTCCGCTATTCCCAGTATAATTAAATGGCAGGATGCCTTCCTCGATATTCGCAAATCTGTCAAGTCGTCGAGAGGTAGCCGCGAGATTTTGTCTATAATCTGTATCTCCCCCTACGCCTTGAGGAGTACGGCGACTATAGTTTTTCATGGAAGCGGCTGTCGCTGCTTGGGCGGTATAATAAGGTTCTCCCGCAAAATCAGGTTCCCACGCTCCTTCGGATGATTCTGTAAAAATTTCGTTCAACGGCTGACTTGCAGAAGGTCTTTCAAATTTCTTCCAATAATCGGACCTTTTCGTATACTTACGCTTTGCCATGTCAGATATTACACCAAAGGTACCCAAAAGTCTATCAAAAGTTAAAAGTTAACTTTGGGGACTTTAGAATTACCGTATAAACATAGGAGTAAAAGTAGAAATAACCTCTTCTTTAGGGGCGTGCAGCATATCGTAATAAATCTTAACCATCCAATTGCCTAGAACTAGCGCGGAATAAGAGTCCTTGCGTGCCTTATCGGGCCCAGTTTGTCTTTTAAGCATTTGAGGCAGATCAAAAGTTTGGTGGCCCTGCGGGGAGGTAGTAATCTGAACAAGGGCGCATTGATTTTTAGTTAATTGAATCATATCCCCCTGATGCTCCACGAAGTCGATCATTCTCGCCGCCTTAGTATCTTTATAATCCTCTCCTGAATTTATAAATTTCAAATCTTTAATAGGAATGGAGTGGGAGGTTTGTTTGTGGTAATTATCTCCCAATGGACGACCCCCAAACCAAATTCTTTTATGGTCAAAATTGGCCTGAAGCAATTCATTGGCCAAACGAATCCACCCGCTAGTAGGTTTTTGGAGAACACATATTTTCCTTGTGTCAACATTATATTCCGCTTTGCCCTCCACAATGGACTCCTTATAGTTTTGAGGATTTGAGAAGTCAGCTTCTATTTGACCTATTTTAATATTATTTTCTTTGAATAATTGACTCTCATTGACTGCATTAATAAACTGTACGCCACCCATATAATCTCCTATTATCCCTACTATATTAAAATTAGTTAGTAGGTAGTGAAAATACTTTATATGGTCTTTTAGTTTTGTGCCCGACATGGCATAACTATGCACTACGGTACCCCACCGCTTTTCGTCATTAAGTTTCATAACATGAATTGCGAAATCGTCGGAGCTTTCACTTTCGGCCCAACTGGGGTCAAAAGCAAGGATATAGTTGGCGTTTGCTTCTCCTTTAGTTTCGAGACAAGGGTTTTCTCCGTCCTCCACGGTACATGTGGCCATCGTAGAAACCTTAAAGTAACCACTACTATCGTCAGTGAAGACTGCCCCGAATTCCCTGTCATATTGGCTTTGGCTCATTGATGCCTTTGCCTGTTCTATCAAGTTTTGGTCGTATAACATTTTAGGAGCCATATCATAACTAAAATGCATAATCACCCGATGGGCGTCTGACTTCGACTTCTCCTCTTTAGTTGTAGTGATTAAGTCTTCAAAGCTTCTATATACTTTATATAAATATTCAAATTTGTAACTTGCAGAGGAGAGGGCTATTAACTTATTATTAGGCCACTTGTATTTATCCTCCTCCTTTAGTTTTCCCTGGGCAATTAGTTCATTTTCGGCTTGGTCAAGATCTTCTCGCTGGGTTGGGTTCTCCACGACAGACAGGAAGGGAATAATGACCTCATTATAAATCCTTTCAGGCATTAACAGAAATTCGTCGATAATTATACGCTGAAACCTAAATCCGCGCAGTTTTTCGCCGTCGCCCAAAGGAAGGGCGTGGATTCGAGAGCGTCCGATTTCCATAGTCCACTGGTCATTATTTTTAGAGGTTTTATTAATACATTGTCCCAAAAAGCGCGCGCCAGGCTTAGAGGCGATATCCTCAATCTTCTTAAAGATTAATTTCGATTGCCTAAATGATTTACTTAAAATCCCTGTCTCCACCCCTTGGTTTAAAATAGCATCCAAAAAGGCAAAGATGCCCGTGCTAAAACTTTTGCTCATTCCTCGAGACCAAATTCCTAAGAAATAGTCCGTTTCAAACATAGCCTTAATAGCCATGTGCTGGAAGGGGAACAGCTTAACCCCGCTTATTAAATCCGTGGCGAAAGTAAGGTTTTCTCGCAAAAATTGATACAATAGGAGCTTCGCCTCCTCTTCCCTGATAAAGCCTTTTCGCTCCAATAGTATTTTATTGAAATCGTCAAACTCAGCCCTAGACTTCTGTGCTCCTATATCCCAGGTCATTTTATTTTTTATCTAAATAATACTGAATGTCTACATTCCAGAGGGGTTTTCCCAGCGCTAGGAGCCTTGGAATGACCTTTTCAGAATTTCTTCTATTCCCACTAAAAACAAATTGACATGATCTTGCGAAGTCATGAGAAAGAACTCGCATGTTATGCCATATATATCTTAAGTTAGAGCGATGGGGGCAAAAGTTATTGTTCTTTTTAATCTTTGCAATAGATGACTCTACTACAACATATAAATAACTATCGAAATCTTTGGCTCTTTGTAATTCTCTGCGAAACCTATCCAGTCCCGTACATAACGTAGACTTGAAATCCGTTTCACTTTTGCGGTCAACATAAGTATTGGTATAATGTTCTCCCATTGAAGTATAATCACCGAAATCTAATTTCATGGACTCTGACTTTTTAAACTTGAGAGGTTTCTGTTCTCTCGTATCCACAAATATACCTACGTCCTCAAAATCAACAGGGGGATCATAAAACCGTTCAATAACTCCCTTATCATATAAAGGTTTCACCCCCACCTCCTCACAGGCCGCCGTATAAGAGCCGTAGTGTTCCTTATAAAGACTTAAAGGGGGCAACTTGTTCAAGAGTACCTCTAGGTGACTTGGGCCGTATTTTAACTCCTTGCTTTCTATTCTATTGTATAGTTCTTTTAAGATATATGATTTGACCTCTTCCTTTGATGCTTGGTTGCACCATTTTATCATTTGCCGATATGTTGAAAAATCCTTTGTAAAATAATCCGCTTTATTCTTGAATGGAAGGGGATCTTTAGTTAAAAGATTATAACGCGGAAAGTGTTTAGTATAATACCCCCCAAGAGTCAGGCTATGCTTTTTTAAATGGGCATGCAGCGAACGCTCCGATTTAAACTCTTGTTCGCACTCTTTACATTTATAAGACATCTTCTTTGCCTATTCCAAGCACCCGAGCCTTCCACTCTGGCATTTGCTCAATATTGGTTACCTCCTCGTCCACGGCCTCTTTTTGTAGCTCTGCAATCTTGACCATTAATTTTCTTTCCTTTTCATCTTGGAACAATTCCACTAAATTTAAAAGACTCGCCGTATTCTGATGTCTATTTGCTATTCGCTTAGCCCTGTCTCCATTTAATCGATTAATAAGAGATTCTTGTCGCTTTTCACACTGATTGTATTCTTCGCTCTTAGTCTTAAGGAGTTCCGCTAATCTAACCGTCAATTCCTGCTGTCCTTCTGTGTCATTAAACATTCGGTTAAGTTTCTCCATATGGCCCGAAATATTCTTAAGATTAATATAATCTACGCAAACATTAATGTAAAGATTAATCTCGTCCGTGGTGAGGTCGGGCTTGTCCCATGTCGCTCTAATAAACTCGGCCTCAAATAGATCCCGATCTTCCTGGTTTGTATAATTATTGATAACTTGGCTCAAACGAGGAGACTGCATATAGGTTATTAAAGTCTCCACCCCTTTCTTCTGCTGCACATTAAGCTCTCCTGCGGAGAACTTTTTCCCCATACATTTGTTGATACGTTTAACAAGAGGGGACATATGACAAATGGGCTGCCATTTTATATTTAAAGCGCTATCCTCTGGCGCCACTTGGTCGGGAATCGTTTCTCTGATATAATCTGCTATTACCAGGGTTTCCTTACTCAAGGGAGTTACAGTTTTGTCAGGGAAAATAAGTTGGGCAATTTGGTAGGCATTCATATCGTCTGCCGCATACTCTTCCACAAATTCCCTCTGTTCCTTGGAGAGCGGAATATCTTTGACCTTTTCTGCCTTGGTGGTATTGTACTGTAAATCATGCGCCGCCAAGTGTTCGCGCACCGCACGCCCCTCTTTTGTTCTTCCGTCGAGGGAGTCGTTCATAAATACCGCTCGAGTCAATTCAATGAGATCGGGAGTCTGTGCTAGATTCTCGTCTATGAATTTTTTCTGTTCACCTGTTAAGTCCATTACTATGAAGAAAAATATCGTGAGTGCCTAAAATCTTCTCCGCTTTCTCACGAAAAAGTTTTTTAAGGTTTTTAATTTGTTTATACCCCGCCTTGCGCCCCTTTTCTGTAGTTTTGTAGCCCATTACTTTTGCTACAGCCTCTTCCTCCATGTGCTGAACAAACAGAAGGTCATATATTTTATACTGCCTCGGATTAAGCACGGTCTTCATTTCGACATGAAGCCTTTGTTCAGCAGTTTCGATAGAAATATCGTCAGAAGGTTTGCTATATACCTCTTGGGCATGATGCTCTAGGGTAAGGGCCATTTTTATATCATAGGCCGATTTTTTAGTTTTTTCCCATTTACCATAAAGGGGGCAGCTGCTGTCCTGGAGACCCGTTTTTGTGAATCCACATAACCCCTCATCATCCGTGCCGCCGCTTTGATTAAAGGGGCACGATACGCA